ATAATGGCACTGGTCAAGTTTGGATGGCGGTTGGTTCTGGATCACCTATTTCGACTGTCGCTTAGTGATTCAAGTAGTATTTTAAAATAAGTTAGGGCCACCCATCTATCTGGGTGGGTGGTCACTTCTTCTGCTATGGGCAGAGCGAAAGCTCCCGTTCCTATAAGGAGATTTAGATGGCTGATGTAGTAGCTTTCCAAAAATTGCAAGATGGCGACAAAACTGCCGTGATGAAGTTTACCAACATATCTGATGGCACTGGTGAAGCTGCCGTGACTAAGGTAAACGTAGACGACGATCTACAATCCCAATCAGGTTCAGGTGCTGCATGTACTGGAGTTTCAATCCAGCAGATTTACTACGAGCTAAAGGACGGTATGACTGTAGATATTCTCTGGCATGCTACCACTAATGTTCTTGCTTGGACCCTTAGTGGATATGGATACTTCGACTTTAGGTCTTGTGGACCTCTCATTAATAATGCAGCAGCAAGCGGTAAGACTGGCGATATTAAGTTTACGACCACGGCCAGCAGTGGAGACCGTTACTCTATTATGTTGAAGATGGGCAAGAGCTACGAATAATGCCTTTCAAGAGCGACAAGCAGAGAAAGTATCTTTATGCTAACGAGCCCGATGTCGCGCGGAAGTTTGGTGCAGACGAAAAGGCATCTGGTGGGATGCTCAAAAGGGCAATCGCCAACACAATGCGTCTTCCAGATTTATCACGGTTGAGAAGTGGGGGCATGATCGGCAATGGCACCAAGTTGCCGGGAGCTTGTATGGATTCTGACACTAGATCTTTAAAGAAATTTAAGGATAACTAAGATGGCTACCAAGAAGCTAACGAAGAGGCAAACAAATGCGCTTAAGAAACATTCTGAACATCATACGAAAAAGCATATGGCGGCTATGCGTAAAGCTATGGCAACAGGTTCGTCGTTTACTGTCGCTCATAAGTCGGCGATGAAAAAGGTAGGCAAATAGTGGCTACTTCAGGAACTGCGACTTTCAACCTAGAAATATCAGAGGTTATTGAAGAAGCATTTGAAAGATGTGGATTGCAAACAAAAACTGGGTACGACATAGAGACTGCTCGTAGATCTCTAAACTTACTTAGTATGGAGTGGGCAAATCGTGGATTAAACTTTTGGTGCGTCGAAGAAGGGACTGCAAGCACGGTTGCTAGTACTCCTAGCGTTACGTTGCCAGCAGACACAATAGATCTCATTGAGTATTGGATCCGTGATGGATCGGGCACATCTCAAAACGATCTGCCCCTATCTCGTTTCAGCGTATCTCAATATTCAACGATACCCAATAAGCTTACTGAGGGTCGTCCGGTTAATATCTACATTGATAAACAACGGGATGCACCAGTAGCGTACTTGTGGCCTACCCCTGATAAGGTGTACACATTCGCCTATCAACGTATCAGGCGCATACAAGATACGGGATCAGTAGGATCTACTAATGCTGATGTACCTGCACGATTTCTTCCTGCATTGGTGTCCGGGCTTGCATTCCGTCTCTCACAAAAATATCCCGAATCATTTGTACGTTCTGGAGAGTTGAAACAGGAGTATGAGTTTCAGTGGGATCTAGCACAGCAAGAAGACCGTGATCGTGCTTCGGTGCATTTTGTACCGGGGGGCTATTAATGGCTCGTTTTGCTAATGGTAAATATGCTTTTGGCTTCTGTGATCGCACAGGTTTTCGATATAAACTCAAGGACTTGGTTCCTCAAGTCAAAGCGGGACGCAGCACCGGCCTTATGGTTGGACGCGACATGCTTGACAAGGACCAGCCTCAAAATTTCTAAGGTAGACTAGGCGACTACGCAGACCCAGAGGCTATTAAAGATCCCAGACCAGATACATCGCAGGACACTAGTAGGAGATTGTTTGCTTTTGATCCAGTAGGTAATGGTAATGGTGGTGGCGCAGGTGATATTCTTGCGCGTGGACAAGTGGGAAGGGTGACGGTGACTACATGAATTATACTGAATTAACTGCGGCGATTAAAGATTATACCAACAATACTGAAACGAATTTTGTTGCGGCTATTCCGACATTCGTTAAGCAAGCTGAACAAAGAATCTACAGATCAGTCAATTTGCCCGTTAACCGTAAGAATGTTGCAGGCACGATGACGGATGGCAATGCTTATCTAGCAAAGCCAACAGACTTCTTATTTCCGCTTTCATTGGCAATAACAAGCAGTAGTAATCAAATATTCTTGTTGAACAAAGATACAAACTTTATTAGATCGACGTATCCAAACGCAGCCACAGAAGGCACACCCAAGTACTATGGTTTATTTAGTGACGACAGATTTATCGTTGGACCTACTCCAGACGCAGATTATGTAACGGAATTACACTACTACTATCAGCCAAACTCAATTGTTACCGATAGCACAACATGGCTAGGAACAAACGCAGATACGGTATTGCTTCATGGGTCTTTAATTGAAGCGTACACCTACATGAAGGGTGATGCAGATATCATGCAAATGTATCAGCAGAGATATGGTGAAGCGTTAGGGCTACTTAAGACACAAGCGGAGGGCAGAATGACAGGGGACGAATATAGAGAAGGCATGATAAGGTCGATACCGACCTAATGATTAACGGTGAAATTGGAAACGTGATTGTAACAACTACGGATAATAGCAACTTAGGTCCAGAGCATTGGGCTGATCGGGCTACTGAGCAGATTATTAGTATAGGCGAGGATGCCCACCCATTAATTGTTGATCAAGCAAAAGCGTTCAAGGATAGGATACGCCATGTATTGAAGTATTATGTAATTGAAGCGATCAAAGAGGATCGCTCTAAGGTGATAACACTGCTACGTTCAGCAGGTCACAATGATTTAGCAAATTCTGTGGAGAAACTATAATGGCTATTACCCAAGCAATGTGTACGTCTTTTAAGAAAGAGTTATTAGAAGCGAAGCATAACTTCCTTCTTTCTGGTGGAAACACCTTTAAGATCGCACTCTATACAAGCAGTGCAACGATGAGTGCCTCAACGACTGCATACGCTACTACTAATGAGATCAGTAATACGGCAGGATCTGCCTACTCTGCTAAGGGTAATACTCTTACAAGAATAGATCCATCATCTAGTGGTACTACCGCTCTAACAGATTTTGCAGATACTTTTTGGTCTACTGCAACATTTACGGCTAGGGGTGCTTTAATCTTTAATGAAGATACTACTGGAGATACATCTGTTCTTGTGCTGGATTTTGGTGCAGACAAGACAGCTACTGCTGGTACATTTACGATTGCCTTTCCTGCGGCAGATGCGAGTAATGCAATAATTCGCATAGCCTAGAATGGCTAATGTAACAGGCTGGGGCCGATCTACATGGGGTTCTAGCACATGGGGTAACCCCATACCTGTTGAAGTAACAGGTATAGCAGGTACAGGTGCAGTAGGTTCAGTAGGCGATGAGTCGGTAGTAATAGATGTTACTATTACCGAAACAGGGTTAGCAGGTACTGGTGCAGTAGGATCGGTATCAGTAACTGTAGACGCTAATGTTGCTCCTACGGGAGTCGCAGCAACAGGTAGTGTAGGAAGCGTTACGGTAACAGGCACATCAAATTTTACCTTAACGGGAATAGCTGGAACAAGTGCAGTAGGATCAGTTGATGTTTCGGGAGATGCAAATCTTTCGGTAACAGGATTGGCTGGAACGAGTGCATTGGGTACGGTATCAGTAACTGTAGACGTATCAATAGCAGCTACTGGTTTAGCCGCAACAGGTGGATTAGGATCAGTATCAGTTGCAGGTGATAGCAACGTCGATGTTACTGGGTTGGCTGGGACAAGCGCACTAGGAAGTGTGACTTTTATTGGATCAGTCGAGATAGATGCGATAGGTGTAGTTGGTACGGCAGCAACAAGTACTGTAAATGTTTGGAGTGAAATAGATGATTCACAGACACCAAATTGGGCAGCAGTTAGCGACTCACAAACACCTTCTTGGTCCAGTGTTAATGATGCACAAACACCAAGTTGGTCTGAGGTTAGTGACTCGCAAACACCAAGTTGGTCCGGAGTCAGTGATTCTCAGACGCCAGATTGGAAAGTAGTACCGACATAACAATAGGAATAGAACATGGGAACATATGTAAATAATCTGAGACTTTTGGAAATCACTACGGGTGATGAGTCAGGTACTTGGGGCACCAAGACCAATACAAACTTAGAGCTAATAGCTGATGCGTTTGGTTCTGGCACGGAAGCCATTGGTACTAATAATGACACCCATACTACTACCGTAGCTGACGGTGCGGCTGACGAAGGTAGAGCAATCTTCCTGAAGTACACGGGATCACTAGACTCTGCCTGCACGATCACACTGGCACCTAACACAATTAACAAACTGTGGTTTATTGAGAACGCTACAACTGGATCTCAAAGCATCATCATTAACCAAGGAACTAGTGGTGGTTCTGGAGGCAAGGTTACTATCGGCAACGGTAATATTGCGGTTGTATATACAGATGGTGCCGGTACTGCTAACGCAGCCGTACTAGATGCATTTGCTGACCTAGAGCTAAGTAGCACACTCACTGTAGCTGGTAATGTAGACTTTAACG